ACGCCAGCACAATGCTAAAGATTGGCAGCGTGAAGAATGGGTAGATGAATTTGTAGCACTGTTAGCTACGCATAGATATTTTAGGTGGTTCGATAGCGGTGATGTATACCACATACGATTAGCTAAGAAAATTCTAGAAGTAATGAAACGTACACCTTGGGTACGCCATTGGTTGCCTACACGTATGTATAAATTTGGTAAGTTTTTGGAGGTGTTAAATGAAATGGAATCATTGGATAATGTTGTCATTAGGTTTAGCAGCGATAGCATCGCAGGGGAACTTGTGGCAGGAAATACTACTAGCACTATCATACCAGATAGTACCCATCCAGTAGGGTGTTTAACAGAAGTATGTAAAGCCTATGAACGTGGTGGTAAATGCGCCGATTGTCGCCTATGTTGGAGCAAAGATGTAAAAATAATTGCCTATCCTATGCATGGTGCTAAGGGTTTGAAGCTAATAAAAATGAGGAACGTAGCATGAACACACCAACATATATAGTTAAAGGTATTGAAGCAGGCCCATACGTGCTGAACGCAGAGGTAAGTGTGGAAGAAGAGACGGGTATACTAGATGTATATACTTTTGATTGGGTTAAAGACGGGGAAGAGGTAGGAGCAGAACATCACTCGGCCTTGTGTGACTTCTTCTTTGAAGAGGTAGTGACTGTTATAGCCCACTCTTTAGATACTCAGGGAGTATTTCTTAATGATAATTAAAAGATACTATGTAGTTTACTGTTTATGATTACTTGTTATTATATGATTAAGTATCTTGTAAGTTTTTTATTTTAGCATATTTGTTGTGAGAAGTAAAGAGGTATGTTAAACTAATTTCCTAGGAAACTTTAGGAGTATAATTATGAGGTGTGTTTGTTGTGATGTAGAGTTAACAGATTATGAGGCAACTAGAAAATATGAAGTAGGTGTTTTTCTAGATACGTGTAATGAATGTTGTCATGAGTTTGATGACGAGATACCTACTATAAATAGAATGGATTTGTTATCCGCAGGAGATGAAGAATGATTGAGTTATATACAGGTGAGGATTGTTCAGCGTGTGTTACCTTAAAGAATCGGTTACTTGATTTAGGTATCAGTAACTATGAACCACGCAATACAGATATGTCAAAGCATCGTGACACTATTATGGGATTAGGTTTCCGTAGTATACCAGTGATGGTTAAGCGAGATGCTAGCGGTGAGGTAGCAGGGTTCATGCAAGGTAACGCAATGTGTGATACTACATTAACTAATTTCTTTAAGGAAGGTGAGGTATGAGTACACAAGTATTAATAGACGGGAGTTACTTAGCAATGTTAGAGAAGCCCAGGAGCTAGATGATGCAAGCTGAATACATTAGTCATATGGGTGACGACCTAACTGTAGTAAACGCAGCAAGGGTATCGTTTGATAAAGAGAGTGCAGAGGTTAGTTACGGTGATAAGAAGCTAATCAACTACCTAGCATCTCATGGCCACTGGACGCCCTTTAGTCACCCACAGATAACCTTACGGTATACAGTACCTATCTTTGTTGCCCGACAGGAGTTCAAGCACATCGTAGGGTTTACTCGTAACGAGGTGAGTCGTAGGTATGTTGATGACACACCTGAGTTCTATGTACCTGATGTGTGGCGTAGCAGGCCAGAGGGTAGCGTTAAGCAGGGTAGTGGTAGTAGTGTTAGTGAAGAAGATAATGCACAGATTAAACGTCATTATGAAGGCCAAATGCGTGAGTATTTAGTCGCTTATACCAACCTTCTAAAGAGGGGAGTAGCACCAGAGCAAGCCCGTATGGTCTTACCACAATCAATGTACACAAGCTACTACATCACTGGTTCACTTGCAGCCTTCGCTCGTATGGTGAAGCAGCGTACTGACCCTCATGCTCAGGTAGAGATTCAGGAGTTAGCTAAGATGGTTGATGAAGTTATCAAACCATTGTATCCAGTGTCTTGGGAAGCCTTAGTAGATGGAGAGTAACATGCTCACAGAAGAACAGAAGTTACGTCAGTCAGTAGAGGTACTCAAGCGTCACAACATATGGCGTAGAGATACCAGTGTAAAGAGTATGCATGAGGAGGTAACACCTAGTGTGCTTGGGTTTGCTATAGATTATATAGTGGAGTATTTAGAGGAGCAGTTAGAGAAATGAATAAGTACAGAAATAAACCATGCCCTTTTTGCGTAGGTGATACTAACAAAAAGAACGGCAGGTCTGAAGATATTCTCATATTAAATAGCGTTGAGGCTGGAGGAGTGGCTGTATATAATGCGGAAGGGCACTGGGATGTGTACATAACGGATGCCAATAACCAATCTACCGAAGGGGTGAAGTATGAATAAAGAACCACAGGACATTGTTAAGTTCAGTTCAAGATCAGCAGATGGGCACTACCTACAGATGACGTTTGATGGTACGAACATGAGTCTCTTTGCGATGATGCTGCGCTTCGAGAACTTCCTCAGAGGTATGGGGTATGTGATTCAGGAAGATGATTATGACGCTGCGCCTGATGTTGAAGGTGAGGAGTTTCCTGAACAGACAGTAACAGGACGACTAGAGAACTGGAACCGTACTGCCTCAATAGGAGGCCATACCTTCCTCATATGGGGTGATATCTATGATGATGTACATAAACGATGGATAGATGGTACACGTATACACACATCAGGTATCCGAGAAAGCGAAGTTAAAGAAGGTGATATAGTGGAGACTCTGAATAGTACCTACTTGCTAGGCAAAGAGAGGTCGTATGAGTGGTATCTGGATAACATCTCAGATGAAGAATATAAAGACAATGGAGGTATCATATGAAACCAATGTTAGCAGGTAAGGCAGTACTAGTACTAGTAGGAGCATACATTCTTGTTAACTTCATATCAGCGGCTATTCAATATGCACACTAATATGTTAACCAGAGTATATAATGTACATCAGAGTATACAACTATCTAAGACCATGCAGCTAAGTGTCGTATGTTTGTTAGGTTCTTTGGTACTCTTAGGCGTAGGGTTTCTACCAATGGATGCCCTCCATAACGCAGCACATGACACTAGGCATTCGTTTGCTTTCCCATGTCATTAGAAGAGGATGCAGCATGAGTATAGTATTTGTACCTAAGATCCCTTACGGATTTAGAGAGGTAGTGGTTGAGCCAAAAATAACTGACGCTCAACGGGAGTATAGTACATGGTCAACCAAAGAGATTAGGCAGTTGGTAGCGTTACGTGCTATAGGAGTACCATACAAGAAGTGTGGTGAGTTACTTCATAGGGGTAAGGCTGGTTGTGCAGTAGTTATGTGCAGGTACGGCCACAATAAACTAGCAGCAGCTAGACAAGAGGTACTGATTCAGGCTATCATGGACGAGGTTGAATAGTATGATGTTTATCATACAACTAAAGGAAATCATGGAGAGTTTTGACTGTGATTTTAATATGGCAATGAAACTTTATAGGAGAGGTACAGTATGGGAGGATTAAATAATCACACACTTCAAGTATCTTTGGAGGTAGAGCAAGTCGAGTACATTACTACGACTCGGCTTAAAGAATTAATGAATGAACTGGATCAGCCTGATACCTTTGGGATAGATCCTTGGGACGCGGCCTACGTGCAAGACGCATTGATGGACGTACTAAAGCTAATGTTATCAGATAAGGAATTTGTATCCTTATGGGGAGCCAGAAATGGGATTTGTACAAACGCACGTAGCGTGTGATGACTGTGGTAGCAGTGATGGCAGATCAATTGATGATAAGGGGTGGTCACACTGCTTTGTGTGTGAAACCAGAACTAAAGATAATGGGGTAGGTACAATGGGAGTAGATAAGAAACCAAATGGTAGCTTTGATAAGCTAAAAGAAAGTCTAATGTCTGGACAATACAAGAGTGTTGTTAGTCGAGGCATATCAAGCGATACGTGTAAGGCATACAAGGCCCAGTTACAGGGCGAGACTATGCACTTCGGTTATCACGATAAAGATGGGTACTTAGTTGGTGCTAAGACACGCTCACCTGACAAAGACTTTCGTACTCAAGGCACTTGGCAAGATACTGTACTGTTCGGGCAGAATCTATTCACTAAGGGTGGCAAGTATATTACTATCACTGAGGGTGAGTATGATGCGATGTCAGCCTATCAGATGCTTGGGTCTAAGTATCCAGTAGTATCTATAAAGAACGGCAGTGCAGGGGCATTGAAGGATTGTCGTGCTAGTTACGAGTATCTAGATAGCTATGAAAATATTGTAGTCTGCTTTGATTCAGACGAGGCTGGTACTAAAGCTGCCAACCAAGTGGCTGAGTTGTTTGGTGGTAAGACTAAGATCTTTAAGCATACAAAGGACGAGAAAGATGCAAATGATTATGTTAAGTTCGGAAAGAACAAAGAGTTTGTTGACCGCTGGTGGTCGTCAGAGAGATTTGTTCCTGATGGAATTGTTGCAGGAAGTAGTCTCTGGGATGAAGTTAATAAGCCCATTGCTCCTGCCCAATGTTTGTATCCCTATGCTGGACTTAACGAACTCACCTATGGAATCAGGCATGGAGAACTGGTTACAGTTACGGCTGGATCTGGATTAGGTAAGAGCCAGTTCATGCGTGAGATTATCTGGCAGATCATTAGTAAGACTGAAGATAACATAGGAATATTATTCCTTGAAGAAAGTATTAAGAAAGCTGCACTCTCTCTTATGAGCCTAGCTGCTAATAAACCTTTACACTTACCTGATACGGAGGCGACAGATGAAGAACGATGGGACGCTTTTGAAGCCACTATGGGCACTGACCGTGTGTTCTTGTTTGATCACTTCGGTTCTACAGGTGTGGACAACATCGTTAGTCGTGTACGATACATGGCTAAAGGACTCGGCTGTAAGTACATCGTACTTGATCACGTTTCTATTGTTGTATCTGCTCAGGCTAATGGCGATGAACGTAAAGCGTTAGACGAGATCATGACTAAGCTTCGTATGCTAGTACAAGAGACAGGTATAGCCTTGTTCGTAGTCTCTCACCTGAAACGACCTGATAATAAAGGACATGAGGAAGGTGCAGCTACTAGTCTATCACAGCTACGTGGCTCTGGTTCTATAGCACAGCTTAGTGATATGGTGCTAGGTCTTGAGCGTAACGGACAGGCAGAAGATCCTAATGAACGTAACACAACGTATGTACGTGTACTAAAGAATAGGTTCTGTGGTGTTACAGGCAAGGCTGCTCCTTTACTTTACAATCATGAAACTGGTAGAATGATTGAGGTGGAAGAGGACGAGGAGGACGTATGAAACTATGGCATGTAGTAAAGGAATCGTGTGTAGCTGGTGGCAAGGATTATGAACCCTGCTCATTCATATCAGTAATCTACTCCTCGTCTTATAATGAATGTAGGAAGAAAGCTAAGGCATTACATGTAGAAAATGACTATGATGATATAAACCCTGTGTACATTTATCACATGAGTGATGTAAACTTTACTGATACTTACCCATATCATGATAACTTTCCTGATCCTAGGGAACCTGTAAGAAAATGGCACTTGTTTGGATCAGAGTATGCAGGGGATGATACATGGTTCAGTACTCACATCGTATCATCTAATGATAAGCTGGAAGTAGAAATGCAAATGGACTACGAGGGTACGCAAGGCCAGTTTAAGGAGATGGTTATTGTCCACACTGATGAACTAGATGAAGAGTTTATAGAAGAGGTGCTGTCATGAGTAAGATTGGTAACTACGTATTAGGAAGACAAGAAAATGAGTACGATAATAGATATAGAAACGACTTCGGCAATGGATCACATATGGTGTTGCGGGATTCAGATAGAGGGGGAGAAGAGGCAGCGCATATTAGTGAAGCCTATGCAGTTGCAAGAGCTTATAAAGAATACATCGCATATTGTTGGGCACAACATTATCTCGTTCGATGCTCCCAAATTAAAAGAGATATGGAATGTTTCCATTGAACCTTCTGTCCTTAGAGATACTCTTTTACTATCTCGCCTGTGGAATCCTAGGTTACTCGGTGGGCACTCACTGGCGGCGTGGGGAGATAGGTTGGGGTATCCTAAGCTTGATTTTACTGACTATGATGGTGGCCTTACAGACGATATGAAGGTCTACTGTAAGAAGGACGTTGAGGTAACGAGTAAGTTACTTGACCACCTGACTAAACAGTTAGCAGCAGATGGCTTTAGTGAAGAGTCTCAAAGACTTGAGCATGATGTTGCTTTAATCATAGCAAAGCAAGAGAGTAACGGATTCAAGCTTGACCTAGAGAGAGCTAATCAATTACTCACTGATCTAATGGGGAGAATGAATGAGCTTGAACGAGAAGTGCAACAGGTCTTTCCGCCCTTGGTGGAGGAACGAGTCTCGGAAAAGACAGGCAAAAGACTCAAGGATAAAGTCACAGTGTTCAACCTTGGAAGTAGAAAGCAAATTGCTCAACGCCTCCAAGACAAAGGAATAGTCTTCAAGGATAAGACTGAGAAAGGGAACATCATTGTTAATGAAAAGACCTTGGCTGGTATTGATCTACCAGAAGCACGAATGATAGGTGAATACCTTACCTTACAGAAACGTGTAGGACAGATTGATAACTGGGTCAACGCAGTAGCAGAGGATGGTAGAGTACACGGCAGGGTAACAACTAATGGTGCTGTCTCTGGACGGATGACACACCAAAGCCCCAACATGGCACAATGCCCTGCTAGTAAGCATGATAAGAAAACAGGTGAACTACTATGGGGAAGGGCTTCATGGTATGGCACAGATTGTAGGGCTTGTTGGATTGTAGAAGAGGGTAACGTCCTCACAGGCATTGACGCTTCTGGTTTAGAATTGAGAATGCTTGCCCACTACATGAACGATAAGGATTACACTAAGCAACTATTAGAAGGAGATATACATACTTATAATCAGAACATGGCTGGTCTAGCATCTCGCGATCAAGCCAAGACTTTCATATACGCCCTGATTTATGGCGGAGGTGTAGCTAAGATAGGTGAGATAGCAGGAGGTTCACCAAGAGTAGGTAAGCAGTTGGTTGATAAGTTCCTAAAGAACCTACCCGCCTATGCAAGGTTGAAGAAGAAGGTATTGACTTCAATGCGTAGGTCAGGTACACTTAGAGGACTAGATGGGAGAAGGCTTAGAGTTGAGTCAGAGCATTCCGCTTTGAATTTTTTATTGCAATCGGCAGGTGCGATAGTAATGAAGAAAGCTCTAGTGCTTTTAGACCAGAAGCTAATTGATCATGGTATATGGTACAAGTTTGTAGCTAATGTACATGATGAATGGCAGATAGAAACTACTAAGGCGGACGCCAATTTAGTAGGAGAACTCGGAAGACTCGCCATCAAGGAAGCTGGTGAGCATTTCCAAATGAATTGTCCATTAGATGGTGACTTTAAAGTAGGATCCACTTGGGCAGAAACACACTAGAGTTTCCTAGGAAACTTTGCAAACAGGTCTAGTGTACTTTTAAATTGTAAAATTAAGGAATAAAATCCATGCAAACACATAACGTAGTAAAGATTCAAGCAACGGCTTTCTGGTTCTCTTTTCTAGAGAAGAATGAGATGTCAGATAAGTACCAAGTTGATGTTAGTCAACTATCTGAGGAACAAGTAGATCGCTTGGAAGGGTTAGGGATTGGTGTAAAGAACAAGGGTGATGATCGTGGTTACTTCGTAACTGCTAAGTCCTCTAAGTTTGCTCCACGAGTTGAGGATGCCGATGGTTTCCAAATGACTGATCCTGTGGGTAACGGTAGTAAGGTTACATTCATCATCAAGCCCTATGATTATAACTTCAAGGGTAAGACGGGTGTAGGTGTAGGTTTATCTAAGGCGCGTGTTGACGAGCTAGTAGTATTCTCTAAGGATGATGCTGGCTTTGATGACATTCCGAGCATCTAGATATGCTGCTTCTCATAGACGCTGATATACTTTGTTATCGTATCGGCTTCGCCTGTGAGAATGAAAGTAAGGGAGTTGCTTGTAGGACTATGAGTAACTTTCTTACTGACATTATCGAGGATCTAGTAATGGATTCTGATGACGAGACACATGAGGTCGAACTCTACCTAACAGGTAAAGGTAACTTCCGCTTCGATTACGCTGTTACGGCAGAGTACAAAGGTAATCGTAAGAATAATAAGAAACCTCAATGGCTCCCTGCTCTACGTGACCACTTGGTTGCGAAGCATGGGGCGATAGTGACTCAAGGTGAAGAGACAGATGATAGGATAGCTATCAGAGCTACGCAAAATCCAGAGGCGATCATAGTATCCCTTGATAAGGACTTCTACCAGTTGGTGTGTGGTCATTATAACTTTGTCAAGAAAGAATTATTCTATGTGACAGAGAAGGAAGCAGTATACAATTTCTATATGCAGTTCTTAGTAGGTGACTCTGCTGATAACATCAAAGGTGTTAGAGGCATTGGCCCTAAGAAAGCTGAGAAGCTCTTGAAGGATAAGACTGAGTTAGAGATGTATGCAATCTGCGTAGATAAACTAGGAAGCGAAGAGAGGGCTATCGAGAATGGCATCCTCTTACACTTACGAAGGAAGGATGATGAAATATGGCAACCACCAAAACCCGTAACAACGGACGCTGGACAGAAGCTAGACACAAATCCTTTATAGTCTCTGCTTTACGTGGAGCACATAGTAAATGGGGAGTTAAAGCTGATGTTAAGAAATCTGCTAGAGTTGATGTGGGGCGCTACCTATGTGCTTGTTGTGGCGATGTTGGCCCAGCTACTTTGCCTCCCCTTCAAGGGCAGAAGCGGCGAAGAAATAATGCTGCTGTTGATCATATTGATCCTGTTGTTTGTACTAGACGAGGCTACATCGACTGGAACACATACATAGAACGTATGTTTCTAGAAGAGGACGGCTACCAAGTCTTGTGTTGGAAGTGCCATAGTGCAAAGACTAGAGATGAACGCGAAGAGAGGAAGAAGAAATGAGACATTTAGTTATACCTGATACTCAGATCAAACCTGACGAAGATACTAGCCACATGGAGTGGGCTGGTCACTATGCTGTTAACATGAAGCCTGATGTAATCATACATCTAGGTGATCATTGGGATATGCCTAGCCTAAGTAGTTATGACACTGGTAAAAAGAGCTTTGAAGGAAGACGATATACCAAAGACATCGCCTCTGGCAACGCAGCACTAGAGCAGTTCCTAGCCCCTATACGCAGGGAACAAGAACGCCTAAAGGTAAACAAGAAGAAGCAATGGAATCCTCGTCTTGTATTCCTAATGGGTAATCACGAGTATCGCATTGATCGTGCTGTACAGAATGATGCAAAGCTTGACGGGCTTATTAGTTACAACGACTTTAACCTAGAGGGTTGGGAAGTATATAACTTCTTAGAGCCTGTTGTAATAGATGGGGTGTGCTACAGTCACTACTTTACATCTGGTGTGATGGGTAGGCCAGTGTCTTCAGCAAAGCTACTACTTCAGAAGAAGTTCATGAGCTGTGTTATGGGCCATGTACAGGATAGGGACATAGCTTACGCTCGTAGAGCTGATGGTAAGAATATGACTGGTCTGTTTGCTGGTATCTACTATCAACATGATGAAGAGTACCTAAACCCACAGACTAATGGATCATGGTCTGGTCTATGGGTATTTAATGATGTTAAAGATGGTGGCTTTGACGAGCTTCCAGTATCAATGGAATATTTACGGAGGACTTATGGCTCTAACTTTGGAAGAGTTGAAAGAACGCTTAAAGCAGTTGGATGAAGTCATTCTATTAGAGCTTCTTCAAATAGAATCTGAGGTCTTAGTAAATAGATTTGCAGAGCTAGTAGAGAAAAACTTTACTGACCTAGAAGAACAACTGGAGGATAAGGTCTATGAATAAAATAGAACCAGACCTAGGAGACTTACTAGGTGTTACATCAGCCAGTATGAGGCAAGTAGGTGGTGATCACTATAAGAACCTAGCGATTCAGCCTATGGAATACTCTATGCTTAACAAGCTTAATGCTGCACAACATACAGCTATCAAATACATAACGAGGTATACTGCTAAAGGAACTCCATTGGAGGACTTAGCTAAGGCCAAACACTGTATTGATTTACTTGTGCAGCATGAGCTGGAGACAGCTAATGTGGATTAAATTAGAAGATGAATACATAAACTTAGATCAACTGGTCTTTCTTAACCCCGATGCTAAACTGGTTGTGACCAGTGCAGGGAACAGCGTAGCACTTACTGATGATATGCTAGAAAACCTACTTAAATATATTGAAAAGGACATGAGCAATGCAAGGCCCACAAACAAGACTAAGCCAAGAAGTACACGCAACAAAGTATAGGAGCGAAGGTGAGAGTTTTAAAGAAGCACAAAATAGATTCGCGTCAACCCTCGCAGATGGGGAAGAACATTTTTACAAGTTACGATCCATACTGCTTGAGCAACGATTCATGGGAGGTGGTCGGACACAACTGGCTATTGGCTCACCGAATCAGACTACAGCCTTTAACTGTTTTGTATCTTCCCCTATTGAAGACAACTTTGACAGCATCATGGATATCGCTAAAGAAGCGGGTAAGACAATGCGTAAGGGAGGTGGTATTGGTTACGATTTCTCTCGTCTGCGCCCTAAAGGTAGTCGAATACTTTCTTTAGGTAGTCAAGCCTCTGGCCCTATTAGCTTCATGCGTATCTATGATAGCTTATGTAAGACAGTAAGTAGTGCAGGGCATAGACGCGGTGCTCAGATGGGTGTGTTACGTGTTGATCATCCTGACATTGAAGAGTTCGTTCATGCAAAACAGAACTCCACTGAGCTAACTGCATTCAATATCTCTGTTGGTGTGACGAATGAGTTCATGGAGTGTGTTCGTGACAAGAAGATGTTTGATCTAGTCTTTGAAGGGAAGGTACATAAGCAAGTAGATGCTGCTGCTTTGTGGGAAATGATCATGCGTAGTACATGGGATTGGGCAGAGCCAGGAATTTTATTTATTGATCGTATTAACGAGAGTAATAACTTACATTACTGTGAGACTATCGAAGCAACTAACCCTTGTGGAGAACAGCCTCTACCTAGTAATGGTGCTTGCCTCTTAGGTAGTTATAACCTAGTTAAGTATGTAGACTTTGATGATGAAGGTACACGTAGCTTTAACTTTGCTCAGTTGATGCAGGATATACCAGTTGTTACTCGTGCTATGGATAACATTCACGATAATACTGTGTTCCCGTTACCAGCTCAAGAGGAAGAGAGTCGTATTAAACGTCGTATGGGTCTAGGTGTTACTGGCCTAGCTAACGCCATTGAAGCTATTGGCTTTAGTTATGGTAGTGAGAAGTTCTTAGCGGTAGCAGAAGATATATTCAAGGTGATACGTGATGAAACATACCGAGCCTCTGTTGCTTTGGCTAAAGAGAAAGGTGCGTTCCCTGCTTACCATGAAGACTATCTCAAGGGAGAGTTTATCAAGACCCTACCTAAGACTGTACGCGCTGGTATCAAGAAGTATGGAATACGTAATAGCCACCTTCTTAGCTATGCTCCTACTGGTACTATCTCTCTTACTGCTGATAATGTCAGTGGTGGGATTGAGCCTGTATTTAGCCATAGCTATGATCGTACTATCCAAACAGAGGATGGGCCAATCATTGAAGAGGTAATGGATTATGGTTATCGTGAATGGAAGGTTAAAGGTAAGACAGCTAATGAGTGTACAGCAGACGAGCATCTAGGTGTGTTAGCATTAGCTACTAGGTATGTTGATAGTGCTGTCAGTAAGACAATCAACTGCTCTCCTGAGATGCCTTGGGAAGACTTCAAAGCTATCTATATGAATGCTTGGGAGATGGGCTGTAAAGGTGTAACTACCTTTAACTCAGGAGGTAAGCGATATGGTATTCTTAATGTGAAGGAAGTACCTAAAGAAAAAGAGGCAGAAGCTTGTTACATTAACTTTGAAACTGGGCAGAAGGAATGTAGTTAATTTCCTAGGAAACTCAGGCAAAATAAAAGGGGCTTAATTGCCCCTTCTTTGTGTCTGCTAATCTCTTAGCTTTTGGATATACTCCTGATCAGCCCTTTTAATAGCTTTCTCACGACCACCTAATGCCCAATCATATAACACCCTACCAGCTACAGGTGCAGTTTTCATGATGTTAACAGGTAATTGTGATTCATCTAAAGGCACTCCCTTAGCTTGACGTTGTGCTTCTGTTACAGCTCCAGTAAAAGGAGCTAGACTAGGAGTAAGCACTCCACCAATAACAGAACCAAAATCACCCTTTTCTAAATCACCAATAGAATACTTGTTGATAAAGAACAAGGCTGTCAAGTTCTCCACTACGTTATCAGGAATATCCCCTGCTTCAAACCCTTCACCAGCCATCCAATCCTTACCTTCGTCCACTGTACCACCAGCAAGGCCAATATAAGCAGCATACTTGAGAGCTGCCTTAGTAGCACCTACCTTATCAGTCTTAGCTTTCTTGATGATATCATTGTGTAGTAAGGTTAGCTGCTTCAAACCAAAAGACTTGAGAGAGTAAGCAATACGTCCATCAGGATGGTTAAGGTATTGCTCAGGCATCTCACTAAGAGCTGCTGGTTGAGTATCTAATAGTTCATGCATCCGATACAGCTCAGTATCAGAAGTCTCAACACCATTCTTTAGATCATACACCAACTGATCAAAATCCTTACCATAAGCCTCACCATATTTCTTCTTGAGAACAGCTACGCCTTTAGGGGTTGATGCTAGCTTCCTTCCTTTGATCTTGGATGCTTCAAGTAGAACTTTCTTACCAAACCTATCAACAGCTCTAAAGCCACTAACGGATAATGAAGCATCTAACCACTTCTTAGTTGCCCCACTCTGGTTCATTTCAGCAGCTACAGTATTCACTAAGCCTGTGTCGTGCACCATATTACTTTTGAAATTAAGAGCACCTCGGATGGTAGGCATAATTCCATGGAGGTAGGCAGCAGTACCTATATCCTTTAACTGAGTAGCTGCTGAACGGAACTGACCGAGTGAGGACATATAACCAATGTCTTTAACTGAACTTAACCAGCCCGTCATTGCTTCCTCGCCCTTAGTGAAACGAGCTTGCAGCATTTCTTTAATCTGTTCTTGACCAGTGGCATCAATACGTCCTCGTCTAAGTTCCTCACCTAGAGTCTTATATAGGATAGCATTCTCGTCAACATCACCACTCTTGAGGTTTGAATTACCTAAGAACTTCTTCTTCTCAAAAGAACGAGTAGAGGAATCAATGTACTTAACAATAGAAGAACCAGCATCATCGTAGAACTGCATTAACTCAGGGGGTACATCTTGAACAGAACGATGTGCCTTATGCCCAGCCAACACGCGAGGGTATGCTTTGTTCATAGCAACTGTAACCAACTTAGTCACAGCCTCCTCAGATAGTTGACTGATGTTTGCCACACCTTCCTTTTTCAGTAACGCTTTCAGACCTGTCTCTAGTTCATTCTCTGCCTCTGGCGCTTTCTTACCTATTGCATCACGTAAACCTTTTAAGTCTTTCACGCTCCGAGGGAAGTAGTTTTCTAAAGCGTTGAAACCCTTCACCTGTGTCTCAAGTAACTTACCATCCGCTGCTACCATGTTTTTAATAACATTCAGTTCAGCTCGACCACCTCTAGTGAGTAGAGCCTTAGCCCCCTCATAATCACTATTCATTAAACGCTGACCAATCTTCTCCCTTTCATTACGTGTGTACTTTTTCAGTGATTTAATAAAAGGAAGAGCACTATCCTGACGTTTCTGTGTCGCCTTTAAAAGACCTGTCTCATACTTCCGTAGTTCATGATGTACTCTAGGAGAGAACTCTTTAATACGAGCAGAGATACCTAGCACAAGCTTAGATGCTAGACCAGCTTCCTTTGCCTTATCTACCATCTGTACAGCAGTTTCAGGAGTAGGTATCTTAGGTTCTCTATTAGCAATCTTAGAAGCTTTAAGTAAATCCTCTGGCGATAGACCTAGCTTTTGAGTAGCTGCCTCCACCGCTTGTTCAGGAGCAGTACCATATTTAGCTATGTTGTGGGAGACTAATGTGTCAAGATCATCTAATGCTTGGTTAGCCCCTTTAACAGACTTAGCCGTGATTGCTTGACCTATCTTATTGAAACCATAACCAGCAACAGGAGCCAATACAGCTCCAGCTAATACATGACCACCAGCTTCAACTAGATCAACTTCGCCCTTATGAAGTAACTGATCAGCTACAGAATAAGATCCACCTACAGCACCACCTATTTTAGCCATCCCTTTATATGTAGCACCCACAGGGAGAAGAGATGTTGGGTCAGTTAAAGCACCTACGATGTTGCCAAAAGTAGAACCCTCAACATCACCATACTGTCCCTGTAAACGTTGTTCACGTAAAGCAACGATACGTTTACGTCGTTCATCAGTACCTATATCATCCCAATCATCACCATATAACTCCTCAGATGAAGAGTACCTAGGAAGATGATAGCCCTCTTCCTCGTTCCAGTAGGATATCTCAGGTGCTGCGCCTGTTACAGCGCCTATATAGTCACCAGCCTGTTGAGAGAATGTCTCACCTTCTGCAAAACCTTTAGTAAAGGAAGTATCTCCCTCTACTGGTGGGGCCACAGAAGGTTGCTGCATTGTCATCAACTCTTTCCATGTAGGTACAGATGAACCTTTGTCCACTTGCATCCCCATTAACTCTTCCCATGTAGGAGTTGTCATATTATTTACCTGTATATGGATACACTTTCTGATCAAAGCCAGTAGGATCAATTAGGAACTTTTCCCCTGTTTGAGGGTTTGTCATTACTTGGTATTCCCTTCCCGTACCTGTAATAGCTTTATGATAAAGTTGACGGGCTTGTTTACGGGTTACGTCAGCCTCTTCCATGATACGAGTAAGAGCTTCGTTCTCTAAGGCAATACGATCAGACATAGATAAATTCTCTACGCCCGTAGGTGCAACTTGTGAGGTAAGTTGCTGTACTACAGTAGCAGCTATCATATCTTGTGGAGGTAGAGCTGATACAGGAGTAGACGTAGCCTCTGGAGTAGATACAGACTCAGGAGTAGGTGTAGACTCAGGAGTAGGTGTAGACTCAGGAGTGGACTCAGAAGTCTCTACATCAGTTGGAGGCGTCCAAGAATAACCATCAAACGTAGTACCTGAACCACTCAGATGAACTGCTCCTTCCTGTATAGCTAGCTCCAGTGCAGCATTAGGGTGCATATTTAGTTCATGTACCTTAGTACGAGCAGCTACCCAATCACTAGCAGATAGTTTGTCTTTTCTACTTAGACCGCCTAGAGTATCAAGCCAGCCATTAGATTGCATAGCTACCAAAGCAGCATCTATATCACCTCTGGTTATGTTAGCTGGTTTCTTAGCTTCCTTATAAATCAAAGCGTCATCAGGTAAGGCAACCCATGCACCATCTTTACGATAAGAAGGAGTCCCATTGACTACAGCACCTTGAACTAAAGTACCATCTAGTAGTTGGTAGGTTTTAATACCTTCTACATTAACTTTCTTAACAGACAATCTTTCTAGATTGTTTGCTTCTTGATGTAGAGCCATTGCCTGTGCATAATCACCATTAAGCATTAACTTCCGAGCAGCAGCACGTAGCCCCTCAACAGAGCCTAAGTCACCTCCTGCTAAACCTTCACGAATACTGGAGGCTTGTTGCATGTCAGGAGTCTCTAGACCAAAGGCTGAGTTGATACCAGCCCCTAGCATTTGACCACCTGCTGCGCCTATAGCATAATCCGCATTCATACGTGCTGCTTGGTTCACGCCTCCTTGGACACGTTCCTGCTGTAGAACACTAGGATCCAAACCAAATAAACTCATTACATCGCTAGCCATGATTAACCTACTCCATATCCATTATTGTCTGTATAATCTTTCCAAGTGTTTTGACTACCTATTGGGGTATATGACATCATCTTATTCCCTACTGGAGGTAAGCTGCTCATTTTCCCCAAATCACTACCTAGCCCATGTAAACCACCAGCCATAGACTGACCTCTACGTGCCATATAACCAGCACCAGTGCCATAAGCATTGATTAGATTTTTCATAGCATTAGAATGTGCGCTAGCTTGTTGTGAACCTAAGTCACCACCAAGACCTAACATACCTAAGCCAAGTTGATCAATCGCTTGACCTTGACTGAACATACTAGAACCTATACCTATATCACGTTCACGTTGCATCTGTGCTTGGTTGAAAGCATTAGCTCTATCAGCAGCATCCTGTTGTGCAAACGCTTGAGCAAAGCCATAACCTTGTGGGCTGAGTTTTCCTGCACCAGTACCAGCTCCTAGAGCTTCACCAGCAACACGTAAGCCCTGTGTACCAGAACCAAACATACTCTCACCTAATGCTTGAGCTTCAGAAGCACGACTACTAGCTCCTAAAGCACGTTGACGATCATACATCTGCCCAGCTAGTTGGTCATAATCACCACCAGCAGCTTGCAGAGCAGAGCTACCTAGACCAAACATCTGATCTTGTTGTTGTTGATAACGAGGATCTAGATCAAACTTAGCTTGCCCGTCCTCAAAGGAGGCTGCACCAGCACCAGTAGTTACACCATAAGGCTTATACTGACCACGATCCCACGCCTGATCGCCAGCAGAGAACATCTTGTCTCCTGCCTGACCTAGCTTTTTTTGTGCTTGATAGGAACCAACAGCCCCTAACAAAGATGGGAGTAAATTCCACATTATACAGTCCTCTTCCAGAAGTATACAGTTATGTATGGTTGTACGTTATTGTGTGCGTCACCGTTACCAGCGTCACCTGTGTAGGTTGAGCTAGAATAGTTTGATGTAATATGATCAAGCACATTACCAGAAGCAGCATTATAAAACTTAGATGTATCTACCATAGTAGCAGAGTTAGCTTCTACACGAAGGTTGTTAGTATGATCGTGTTCAGGCATTTCAGCTTCTGTAAGAGTATGAGTCTTAGAACCACCCGTCTCTTCAACAGTATCAAAATCAGTATCACTAGCATCTAAGCCTACCAATACCTTACCAGCTCCAAAAGCTACCCAAGTACCTACACCTAACAAGGTAGCTGGGTTTGTAGCTACTACCGATGTATATACAGAACCTACAGGGTATGAATACCCATTGATTGTAGATTGAGTAGGTACAGCAGCAGTGATTGCAGCAGCCGTGAATGCTGTAGTAGCTAACCTTGTAGAGTTATTACCAGCAGATTGTGTAGGTGCTGTAGGGTTTCCTGTTAAAGCTGCGTTATTAGCATTTGCTTTGGTTGCATTAGCTACGGCGATAGCGTTAAACTCGTCATCAATCTCTGTACCACGTACACGTTTAGCTGCTGTGCCTACTGCTAGACCATCTTTAACAGCAAAGTTTGTTGACTTAATATAGTTACTCATTAGTTAGTCCTACCTTGTTTAACATATACGTCAAACTTTTGAATTGATAATTGATCACCTGAAATGTCTGCCTCAAAGCCTAATTGAAGAACACTACCTTGACCTCCTATAGCTACCTTGATACGATCTGTAGAACCACCGCCAGTAAACTCAGCCTCGTCATACTCAGCTACGTTATACTCAGATGTACTACTCTGTTTAACAGATCGAACATAGGAGCGAGGTTGATCTGAGTAATCAGTACCTACTTTAACTACAAACGTCTGTCCACTACCACCTATTAAAGTTACTCCAACAGTCTTTAGTATTTTAGTTACTGTAGGCTGATCAAAGTCAAAGTAGTTAGTGTGATAGGCCATGAAATAAGAAGCACCACCATCTTGATAATTCTGATACTGGGATATACCATCAGCCATACCAAAGTAGAGAGCTGTGTCTGTAGCAGTACCACATAAGATGGAACTGTTAGGCCATTTAGTTACCCGTAAGCCTCCATTCTCTAAGCGTCCTCTAGTATCAAAACAATACACCAACTCGGCAGTAGGGAATACTAATAGATAGAAAGCATCTACTGGAGAATAGATTGTATTGATATGATTTTCAGCAGACGATGCTATCATCTCTGTTAGTTCATCACGAACATTAGCTGAGAGGTCTGTAATAGGGTTAGATTTCTCTTGTATGACACGATTGAGTGAACGCAAGCCAGTATCCGATAAGAAGAACAAATCGTCTCCTACGGCCTGTATGGAGCTTCTAGCTACACACCCTACATTGTCCAGTACTTCCACCACTCGTAGAGTAGTAGGTGTAATAGTCAAGTCTGTATTATTAGTATCTCCTAGAATGACTATACTCTTCTTACAGAACACAAAGACAAGGCCGTTAAAGCCAGCAACACTTACTAACTCGTCACCACCTTTAGTCCATACTTTTCGTAGGTCTAGATCGAAGGAAGATCCTCCAGTGAAAGCGCCGTTCAATAAGTCAGAACAATGTAAGGTATGTCTGTCGGCTGATTCATTGCCAGCCCATAAGCGACCATACGCAGATGTAACAAAACTATATTGTGCTGTAGTATGGGTAGAAACAACTAAGGAGTTATTTACTTTAAGCATTGGATGACCAGCTTGAGCTAGGTAAGTTGAATCACCTAGATTTGCTGCTTGCCAATCATCACCTGTAATAGTAATACCTGTAGTTAAAGCTGTTAAGGTTTCCAGACCTTTGTAGATATCTGTACCACCCCATGAGATAAAATCAACATGGCCCGAAGCATCTATGAAGTCATGAATACCTCGGAGGTTTGTTCCCGTACCGCCAGATGATGTTTTATAAACATGACCTTTACGAGAACCAAGACGGCCAAAGTTATCAATAACACAGTTATCTGCCTGTAAAGCATAACCACTTGAAAGAGTTATACTACTTTCTTGGGTGTTTAATCCAAAAAATCCTGGGGCTGCTATGGAAGAACTTAATAATTGTTTCATGCACTATACCAATCTAACTCTTCGGGGTGTTTGTTAGCATCTAAAGCTATCGCATTAGACATAGCCTTGTGAGCTGCTATATAAGCACTGTTACCTGTCTGCCCATTATCCTCACCACGTTCCTCAACAGCCTTAGCGTATGCTAACAAGACAACGGCAGTGGAAGGAACAGTAATCTTATCTGCTGACTCTGTTAACTCACCTGATCTCTGCACTACGTTAAACTGTAAAGAGTAAACTCCACTAGGAATAGGATGCAAGTCTACTAATGTATCTCCATCTGCTGACACACCATTAAAAGAATATTTATTAGGGGAACCAGAAATAGAAGAGGAGATAAGGAACTGTTGGTTCATCCAATGTGCTGTTGCATAAGTAAGAAAAGTCTTACTACTTGTATTCACAACATCTAACACCTTGAAGTTATTCTGAGAACCATTCAATTCATAGTTAAAGACATCAGCAGAAGTGGTAACAGTAAGAGATGTTCTTAATGCTGACCAATCCCATGCTTGCTCTACTTCTTGAAGAGAATCATTTATTAGGATACCTATAAGAGTAGAGTACTCGTTCTCGGTAGGCGTATCTACTTCCCTTTCGCGTAAGCGTTTAAGAACTGAGTTGATTGCATCTAAGTAATTCATATATTATACCATATTTTTAATGAAAAGTCAACAGTTATTTTCTACTGACCATTGACTGACCGAAGTACATTCCGACAACTGCCATGATTGCATGAGATAACCACTCAGGAACAACGATGCCCTCTAGTGTTATATACTCTGTAACCGTATTAGTGAAGTCAAAGAATAAGAACTTAAAGCCTGATGTAATCTCTACAGGTACAGTAGTATGTTGTCCTAATAGAGGGGCTACGAGTATGAACACTGCCATACCCATGAATGACATAACAAGAAAACGCCTAATCCAAGAAGCATTCTTATTCTGAAAGCTCCTAGCATTATTAATACTATCTTCTGTTTTATCATGACGAGTCAGAGCAGCTTGTAACTGTTCTGCTCTATCCTGTTGTGCTTGTCCCATCAGTTTGAATACTGCGCCACCAATAGTACTAGCTAACATTGTTATAACTTCTAATGGTAAACCAAACATATTAACTCCTTAAAAGAAACACTGCACCTGAGACAAGAGCAGCAATTAAGATCCTAATAAACCATTCATTGCTCCCAGAGGTCTTTGCCATCTTAGTAGTGTTTACAAATAATTCATCCAAAGCATCACTATGTTTGTTTAATCTTTGGTCGTGATGATCTAGACGTTGTTGTACCGCTACGTGTTTCTCTTCTATACGAGCAAGAGCTGTAACGACCTCCGACATCTGCTCAATCTTAGAACTTAGCCGATCTAAGCTATGCTCTATTCTGTCAAATCTTTTCTCTGACATTATAGTTCCTTTACATGGGGTGGCTTGACTACTTTGGGAAGTCATTCTTAATCTTATCTACTGTGGTCGCCCAAGTAGATGTCCCATTCTTCATATCCCAGTAAAGCATATCGAGTTGTTCCTCTATTGGAGGATACTGTCTGTCCCTTTGATATTTAACACTAAGATAATCAGACCACATCTCGTTAGCTTTGTTTTCTACTTCATCTTGAGTTGGTCTTAGGCCATTATAGTCATTAGGATAACATACATGCTGAATATAGAAGTCAGAGTTATCTATGTTATCTCCTTCAGGTGAATAACACCATTCAGAGTTTCCTGTTAATAACTCTAAAGCGGCTATCTTTAAGCCTAGTTTGTCTATCATACCTTGGACTCCTGAACTGTAATACTGCTAAAGCCTGTTATGTCGTTAGGTGACGAACCCCAACTGTTTCTTCTGTTAATAAGCCTTGTACCATTTTCGGCTTGGATATACATTCTAACACCTAGGGTTCCTGTTACATTAGGCTGCCATACAAACTTAGCGTGTTGTTTTAGAGGCATACCAGACTCGTGTCTAAGGGCTAGATCGCCCCAAGAAGAGTTGTTATAATCCTGCTGTGCGCCAGTACCTCGGAACGATGTAGTATGCCAAGAGCCATTATAATAAAGTTGTATATGGCCTGATACATTATCAGTAGCACCTACAACAATACCACAATCAATAATAAATTTACTATTAGTACCCTCTTGAGAGAAGGTGTTAGATAGTACATAAATACCGCCTTGACCAAAGCTCCTGTGCGTACTATCTTGCCAATAGTGTGTTTTTAGTAAACCGCCTCCACTACCACTCTCTAAGTCTATCTGTACTTTCTTAGTAGCGGCTGACGGATCTACAGAGTTCCCTATAGAAGTAACTCTGTTATTTGCAGACCCTCCAGCATCCCTTACGTGTACATTAAACGAGTTCCAATAGCTTATACGAGGCCACCAGAAAGATAAGTAGCCTCCATTATTCATGGCTTTTATATAGGTAAGGCTAGACCCTGTAATATTAGAACCACTATAGTTGATTATGGTGTTGTTATATAAGTAACCTTGAGCTATGAAAGAGAAAGGAGGCTGAGAGCCTGAGTAACTTTTTCCTGTTGTCTCTATTACAAAGGAAGCTCCAGAGGTAGCACTAGCTGGTATGTTAGTAGTAACTAAAGTACCGCTAGTAAAATCACTAGAGCTATGATAACTAGGTAATGCCATATCTACCTTATCACTTTTAACCATACCATTAGATGCTAAGAGATCAGCAAAATTACGCGCTCTCGACTTCCATCCTGCTTGTCCTCTAGACATGAACAGTCTCCTTTATATGTTTATTTGTGGCCATTCTGGACTCTCCACTGGTGTGTAGTTTTCTGGTAAATCTCTAAGGCTCTGTCGATAACTGCGCCAAGTGCCTCTAGCCTCCTCAGATAAAGGAGCATCCAACAATTGTGAGAAATCAGAAGCTGTTAAACGCTTGTCCCTCTCTTCTCGTAATTCCTCTACAGAGACAAGTACAGGGGCAGGAGGGGGCGGAGCAATCCATACAGAACCATCCCAAGACCAACCTACCTGTGCTTCTCCTGCCAACACAACCCAGTTCTCTGGAGTTGCCATACCTTCAATATCATTGTATACACCACCAATAGCTAATCCATTACTATCTACTTCTAAATAACTATTCATCACCCTCTACCTCGTCTTCTGGCTTGTTTGCCCAAAGCATCCAGCCAGTGGCTATATACTTATCTGTCGTAAACACAGGATTCCCTCTATGTGTGTGCGTAAAGAATGCAGGGAAGAGAACTAGATCGCCACGTTTTGGTTGATATCTAAATCCTTGATGAAGAAACTCAGTCTCTCCTTCTCCTTCTGGTACATCATTAAGATATAACGTGTATGTCAGAAGCCTACGTAGATCATCAAGACTCTTATAAGATTGCTCTGCATGGAAAGCATAATAACCTCCTCGCTTAACAGCCTCATACTTCTGGACTTTCATATTCTGAGGGATACATGTTACATTCTCCCACTCACCTACGTCCTTTAGATACTTACCTACTTCGGGAATTAACTTCTCCGCAAAAGTGTTTGTTAATCTCTCACGTAGCTTGCGTTCTTCCTTAGACATGCCCTCACTGTTGAAGTCATCCATAAAAACTGCGGTATCTCTACGCAGCCTGTTATTGGAATGATCGTGGTGTTCACCTTCTTCAGCAGTTCTTGAGATACTCTCGAAAGCATCTACCACTTCTTGACAGTATTCATCAGAATATGCATTCTCGTAAACCCTAATGAATGAATCGTAACTCATACGGGGTGTCAGTACATTAGACATCTTCTATCCTTAACTTAAAACTGTAACGACTAAGTAACCACCACCACCATTACCGCCTGTGCCTGATAAGTTGTTTACGTTACTAGCTCCACCACTGCCTCCACCACCTAGGTAGCCATGATTACCATTTCTTCGGTAGTTACCTTGGTTAGATCCTGCTGACTGTGTACCATGTCCAGCATAAGAGGCTGGTATGGTTGATGTAGGAGCATGAACAGAAATATACTTTGTGGTGGAAGGATATGGAGAACCTGACTGTACTACTTTATAAGCATAGAAATCAGGCTTAGTGTTATCCTCTAGTGCTTGACCACCCTGCCAAGGATTCAAAGAGTTAGTTCCATTACCAAAAACAGTACCACCATTTTTACCAGTACCAACTAGACCAGATATGTTTGAAGAGGCTGTACCACCACTACCGTTACCTCCTCCTCCGTTACCCCCTGGATCCGCACTGCCTGCTCCACCTCCACCGCCTGTCATAGTACCCAAAGCTCCTAGATTAAGCGTAGTAGCTCCTCCTGCGGTTCCAGCAGTACTATTAGTACCTAAGCGAGTACCCCCTGAGCCAGCAGCGCCTATAGAGTAGTTAGCTGTAAAAGAAGTATTGTTAGTTAGAGGAATGTAAGCGTCTAAGTAACCTCCTGCTCCTCCACCAGAGCCTGCTGCTCCATAAGAGTTGTTACCGCCACCCTTAGAACTACCACCACCGCCTCCACCACCTACTAGTGTTACAAATAATCCTGTAGCAGATGCTGGAATATCTACTGATCCATTAATGGCCGAAAAGGTCTGCTCAGCAGAACCACCAAAGGTGGCTATAGAAGATAATCCTGATAAGCTAGAACCGTCACCAATGAATGAGGTTGCTGTTAATGAACCAGTATATGTACCGCCTGTCTTTGGTACTACTTCACTCTTCTGGTATACTTCACTCTTCTGATACACTTCAGATTTAAGATAGTGGTTAGCGACAGAGAAAGATTCAAATGAAGTTATTGCTATCTCGTCATTAAGAGTAGCGCCTGCATTTAAGGTAATTGAAGTACCACCAGCATTCGTACTATAGTCATCAGAAGTAAGGTTAATACCATTCTGAGAAACAAGAATACCATTATCAACATAAGACAATGTATTACTATTTATATCAGAACCACTGAAAACAGTCTGGCCGCTAGTAGCTGTATACTCATATACAACCATAGTATTTTCAGGAACATCTCCAGCAGGGCCAGTAGCCCCTTGAGAACCCGTAGCACCTGTAGCTCCTTGTGGGCCTTGAGCACCAGTAGCTCCATCATCACCATCAGTACCATTGGAGCCGTTAGATCCTGCTGCACCCGTAGCCCCTTGAGCACCCGTAGCCCCTTGAGCACCAGTGGCACCTTGAGCACCAGTGGCACCTTGAGCACCAGCAGCTCCATCAGCACCCGCAGCACCCGTAGCTCCTTGAGCACCCGTAGCTCCTTGAGCACCTGTAGCCCCTTGAGCACCTTGAGCACCAGCAGCTCCATCAGCACCCGCAGCACCTGTAGCACCGTCATCACCATCAGCTCCTGCTGTACCAGTGGCACCTTGAGCGCCAGTAGCTCCCGTAGCACCTTGTGGGCCTGTGGCACCAGTAGGGCCAGCTACAGTAGAGTCAGCTCCCGTAGCTCCCGTAGCTCCCGTAGCACCTTGAGCACCTTGTGGGCCAGTAGCTCCCGCAGGGCCAGCAACAGTAGAGTCAGCACCAGTAGCACCAGTGGCGCCTTGAGCACCTGTGGCCCCTGTAGCCCCTTGAGAACCCGTAGCACCTGTAGCTCCAGTGGCACCTGTAGGTAAACCTAAACTAAGAACACCTGTACCAGAGTTGTAAGATGATGTAGACGAACCACCAGCAGCAACAGTTGTAGTAGCTGTAGTGAGGGCTGTTATCTCATTCTTATAACCAAGTGTAGTATCTCTCGCGCTTTCAGAAGCTGTCTTAGCTGCCTCAGAAGCTGTCTTAGCAGTTACGGCATTTGTCTCTGCTGTCTCTGCGTTAGTCTCTGCTGTCTCTGCTGCTGTCTTAGCTGTCTCTGCTGCACTCTTATAAGTTAATGCGTTAGCTTCACTTGTGGTTGCTGATGTAGCTTTAGTAGTTGCTGTATTTGCTTGAGTCGTTGCCGTTGTTGCACTAGAGGCACTTGATGTGGCACTAGAGGCACTAGCCGTAGCTGATGTAGCTGCCGCTGTGGCTGATGTAGCTGCATTAGTTTCAGAAGTAGCTGCATCATCTTCACTAGACTGTGCATCTGTAGCACTGGAAGAAGCATTACTCGCACTTGTTGATGCACTAGAGGCTGATGTAGCTGCACTTGAAGCTGATACCGTTGCACTAGCTTGACTCGCTGCTGCTGCTACTTTAGCAGTATTAGCATTTGTCTCTGCTGTTTCGGCATGAGCCTCTGCAAGCTCGGCTGCTGTCTTTGCTGTCTCTGCGTTTGTCTCCGCAGTTTCCGCATGAGTCTCTGCTAACTCTGCTGCTGTCTTTGCAGTTGAAGCTGCTGTTGCTGACGTAGCTGCGGCTGATGCACTTGAGGCTGCTGCTGATGCTGAAGAGGCTGCATTAGTTTCAGAGGTAGCTGCATCATCTTCACTAGACTGAGCTGCTGATGCACTTACTGCTGATGCTGATGCACTTGAGGCTGCTGCCGTTGCTTGAGTCGTTGCTGTAGCTGCTTTAGTCGTTGCCGTAGACGCTGACGTAGCGGCGTTTGTCGCTGATGTACTTGCATTCGTTTCTGCTGTTGAAGCAGTAGCCGCACTTGAAGCGGAGTTAGTTGCTGATGATGCTGCATTAGTCTCACTTGTTGCTGAGTTAGTTTCTGATAGCTCTGCAGCAGTTTCACTGAGAGCTGCGTTGATTGCGTTAGTCGTTGCTGTAGTTGCTTTAGCTGCTGCTGTAGTTGCACTAGCAGCCGATGATGTAGCTGATGTAGCAGCATCAGAAGCTGAGGAGGAAGCTGCCGAGGCACTACTAGCTGCATCAGTAGCCGATGTAGCAGCATTAACTGCTTGTTGTGTTACTTCTGTAATTGTAGCATCAGTGGTAGAGTCTCCTGTACCACCTGTGCCTCGATAGATTCCCATAGTACTTCCTTATTTACCTAGACGCATATTCAGTATAGCCTTGGCACGACTATCACCCGCTACTGCTTTTCGTTTTAACTGTGCGTTGGTTAGTTTAGTATAAGGGTGTAGTTTTGTTTGTTTAGCATCAATCAGTTTACCTGATCCTGCTGCAACTACCTTAGACTTGCCATTAAGTCCTGTGACCTTAACTGTGTTAACTTGCCCAGCAGAAGGACTACCACGTAAAGGAGCCTTGCGTTTAGCAACAGGACGTTTCTTTTTAACTGTAGATGTAGGTTTTGTACGTACAGTGCCGCCACTCTTTGTCTTAACTACAGCGCCACTTTTCGTCTTAACCGCATTACCTTTAGGATCAGCAGTTAAGTTATTCAATTTGTATTGGAGCCGACCAATAGTCTGACGAGATTTACCTGCTTTAGTTGCAGCAGCAATCTGAGCTTTTAATTCTTTCTTTTGTTTGAAGGTTGACATTTCACTTTCCTTAAATAAAAAGAAAGGGGAACTCCCTAGAAGTCTAAGCAGTTCCCCTTGAGAAGGCTAAAAAGCTAGCCTAATGTGTTTACGCAGGAAGCGCAACAGCGACAGCAGAATCGTCACGTAACACGCCAGTACCATAAATAGTATCAGCAGTGAATAGATCAGCCAAGAACTCTTGCTTGTACTGAGTCTGTGAACGAACACCTAACTGTTCAGCGAATACAAAAGCATCCTTGTGCATGAACAAGCCAAGCTTGTAAGCGCCATCAACAGGGCAGTTGTTACTGATGTAGATATCTACACCGTACAAGTTACCAATCTTACCGTTAACAACAGTCTGACCACTTACGAAGTCAGAAGAAGTATAACGATCAATACCCATAATAGCATTACGAGCAGACGGAGGAAGGATCAATGAACGACCATCCATAGGTACGTCAAGATCATCCAAGTGCTGTACTAGGTTACGGAAACCAGCATCGTTAAATGCAGTACCACCATTGCCATCGTAGTCAGACAAAGTACCGTCAGCAGCAATTTCCTGGGCTTTACCCCAAGTAGTGCCGTTGCCGCCATTAGCAGACTTACCAAGGTCAAAGATATCATCTTCAACTTTCTTGGCTAGAGCATAACCAGCATCGCCAGTGTAGAACTTACGCATAGAAGCTTGAGCTTGAATGTCAGCAATGTCCTCAATCAACTGAGAGTATTCAAAATGCTTATCAATACCGATGGTGATTTTACCAGCAGTCTCATTCTGAATGGTTACAGCAGTGCCAGCAGCTTTCGCATGGGCTACGCCACGGTTAGGAGTAGGGATGAAGATTTGATCACCCTTCTTACCTGACATTGGCATTTTGTTTACTAGGTTAGCAATTACCAATTCCTTTTTATAAGCAGCAACGATTTCGTCACTCCAAATATCAGGGATAAAGTTAGCTGCTGTAGTAGTGGTTGTTGCACCGCCTGTAGCGGGATAAGTAGAAGTAGTCATAATATGTTCCTAATAATAAAAGATTATCGAACCCTACCTTCAGCATACGCTTTCATAATAACGTCATTGTTAGCTAGGTAGCGTTCAGGTTCGTGTTGCATCATGTGTAATATCTCAGACCGTTTAAGGAACTTCTTAGTAGCTGCCTCACCAGAACCACGAGCTGTGCCATTGCTACCACTTTTAAGGGAACGCTTACGTTCACCCTCAGAAGCAGCCTTAGCCTGTGCTACTAGTTCTTGTTGCTCTTTCCATGAAGTAAACAAATCATCTGCTGCGTCAAAATCAAAATCAGCATCTGCTCGTTGTAACTTCTTAGAACGCGCTTGAGACTTTCCTACCCACTCTTGGAACTGTTCGTCATGAACAATGTCCATTGCATCGGGGTGAGCTGCGAAAATAGCGTCACGAGATTCAAGACGATCTAGTTTCTTATTAGCTTCCCTTGCTGCTTTGAGTGCAGGATGGCTTTCTAATTTCTTGTCGAAAGCTTCATTAGGATTCTCTAAAAAATCAATGTCGCTTACGGCTTCCTCTTCGGTTTCTTTAGGGGCTGACTTATGTGTGATGAAGTCATCTACCAGCTTTCTCAACTCACCTACTTCGTTACCCTGTCGCCCTGCCAGCTTCTCAGCTTCTTGGTGCATTTGGATTAACTCCGCAGCAGACTTGCCCTGATACTTGTCAGGTACTTTCTCTTCCTCAGTATTGTCCGAAGGGGAAACGGATTCTGTAGAAAGACTCTCTGCAAGGGTTTCAAATTCCTCGCCATCTGCTAGTTGAGGCTCTTGGTTGCCATCTAAAAACTCTGCCATGTGTGCTCCGTACTATCTTTAGTATTGTGGAATATTATTATGAGGTTACTTCAAAAGAAGTCTCATGGGTTCTTGCGTTCAATCTCAATCTGTTTTTGGCGTTGCTTTGCCCATTTGATTGTAGCCCCTGCAAAGTCTCCTGAGTGGGGTTCTAACTTACTCCTAGGCATTGCGAGTAGTCGATTGGATTGTTGGTTACATTTAGAGCATGAGCTTGTCCGAGTATCGGAGCTTATGTACTTCTCTTCAATGTCACCGCATTCACTACATTCAAAATCAAATACGCGAATCATTAATAAAATCCTCGTAGGAGTTCCTGATACCATCTTCAAAGCGTAAAAGCTTTCCAATGATATCAAGCTGACCTTGCCTGTAGTGTAATTCTTTTTCAGTCTTACAAGTTACTAAATCTCTTAGACTCTCTGCGGAGTCCTCAAAATCTTCTAGTAAGACTTTCCATCCCTCGGTTAGAAAAACATCAATTAATGTTTCGTAATATTTCTCTAACTCGTTGTCTGTTTCTGTTGACATTTGCGTTTCTCCTATGTTAGGACGCGGTTAAGTGGGATGAACTATATCATAAAACCTCTAGAAAGTCAAGTATTATTTTACTATTCTTGCATTTGCTTCGTAACAATTGCTTCTTTACTAACGATCTCACGTTCTTTTAACACTAACTCAGCTACCTTAGCTCGTTTGACGAACTCTTTTTCATCCTCGTCACCTTCTTGAATGTTAGTAGTAAGTACTTTAAGTCGCGCTGTCTCAGCTTCCATAGGTAAGAGTTCAGTCTCGGTAGATATTTTGGCTACCCTAGCCTGAGATTCCTGCGCCTGTCCTTGAAGTACCGCGATATAAGCTTGCTTCTGTTGAACTTCAACTTCCATACTAGCCTGAGCTACTGGATCTGGCTTACTTGCCTCCTGTAGTTTAGAGATAAGAGTTTCACGATTAGCTAAGTTCATGTTATCAACAACAGACTGTACTAATTCAGGATACATAGGAGTATCAGGTGACATTGTTTGTAATAACTGGACTAGCTGTGTTACTTCATACTCACGAGCAATGATGCCCAGTGAACTGGTGGTAATAAACGTATAATCAGCAGTAGGATACTTATCAGGATTGTACTGCATATAACGCCAAGCAGCAGCCTGTACAAAAGGAATCAGGAAACTCTCTTGGAAGTTAATTAAGGTACGTTTGTGGCGCTTGATGATAGCACCTAGCCCCATAGAGATAGCACCAGCAGCAGCGTTTCCATTAACGGCACCTGATAAACCAGAACTATCAATAGCTCCTGTCGCTGTCTGTACCATGCGCTGTAACTGATCAGCTTGACTAAAGGTAACATTATCCACATTGCCGAAATGCAGAGGGTGAAGAATCTCATTCGGGTTTCCGTTAGTTAGGATGGTTTTTCCTGGCTTCACCTCCATCTTAGCGCCGCGTGGCATACGAGAAACGTCCATAGCCATCATCGGATGAACAGTAAGAGCAAGAGCATCTATACGTGCGCGTAACTCTGTGTCCAAAGCCTTTTGACTATTGTAACCTTTCTCACAAACACCTCGGCCCCAAAAACGACTAGGCACTACGTCCCAAGGAAACGCCACAACAGGACGATCTTGCATCATGTAAGGACTTTCTTCTAGTTTTAGGATAGCATCACCATTAGCAATAACAGCTACTACCTCAACATATAAAGATTTGTCCTCGTCATGTGTCTCAGAGAGGGATACAACTTCTTCATCCTCTGAGAACTGGTAACTTTCTAGGAGAGTACGTGGGATTAAACCATAATACTTTGTTAAACGTACTCGGTCATCATCATATTCGTTAATATCGTCTTGTGCTTCAAGGAATGAGTGTGTAGCTGTCGAGTCTAAGTCAACATCTTCATATACACCTTCCTCTATCAGAGTCTCCACCTGATGTAGGGGAACAAACTCGTCAATCGCTACGCCTAATGCTTCATCAATAGTAGACGAAGTAGGGTCGATTAGGAAGTTCTGAGGCAAAACAGGACGAATAGAGCAAGTAACTTCCTTGGTTTCTACAACACCAAACGTACCTACCTGTCCATCAAGGGCTGGCTGGGTAGAAGGTCTACGGCGTAGCTTCTCGTGTAGAACAATCTCTCCGATGCCTGTGCCAAACACAGCAGCGTTAACGATACACTCAGAAATAGACTGACGTACCTTATTTAAAGCAAACTCTTCATTCAGCTTCGTACGTAAAAACTCAATGTCACGATTCTCTGGGTCTTCCGCATCATCTTTAATGTCGAAGAACTTGCCACGACCAAAGGTAGCTTCCTCTAGCTCGGCAACACTGCTCTCAACAGCTTGCTGCAAGGCAGGGCTGATTAGACGAGAGCGTTCACTCTGCCGTAAGCTGTCTGCTCCTGACCAGATTCCTCGCCATAGACGATTATATTCATCAAACTTATCTTGATAGTTGGATTCAAAATGATCGCGCCAGCTATCACATTTATCCATGATCCACCCTTGGGCAGTCTCTTCAATTAGTAGTTCATTTTCTGACATAATTAGTATCCTGCTACCGCATCCATAAATTCGTAATCATCTTCTTCAAAATCGTAGGCGTAACTAACTTTAGCTAACTGATCTATGTACGCCAGCGAATCCACTAGGTCATCGTGTACTAAATGGTTAGGGAACTGGAACAGTTGATCTAAGAACTCTGTATTCCACTTACCTTCATTTAAGGTAATCTGTCCGTGTTCAAAGCGGCCTTGTAAAGCCCATGCCACACGATCAGTTTTTCTTTTATTGCCATGCGTTAATTCTTCAACACGGAAGAACGTCTGGTTCTGTTTCATTAAATCGGTTAGATAAGGATATACAGCATTCTTCAATGCTCCTTTCTCCACTCCGATAGCAACTGGTTGGTAGTCTCTAACTGCTTGAAAGATTTTCTCAGCAGTTTTCTTAACGTCCCAACGTCCATATATAATATTATCTACCCACCAACCATCATCTCCTGCCTTAACAATTGATATGGCTGTGGTATCTAGTTTCTTTTGTTTAGAGGTAGTGGCTTTAGCAATATCAGCAAAGCCTGCAAGGTCAACGGAGATATAGTACTCCCCTCCCATAGGTTCCTCAGTATCAAACTGTATCCAATCCTCTTTAAATATAGCACCACCAGATGCTTCAAAGGAGGCTAGGAACTCTTGACGGAACGAAAAGGATGACATACTGCCTTTAGCAGCTTCAATCTCTTCTGGATCTAATAGGTCGTTATCATAAGAAGTAAAGTGCCAACTCTCAAAGGTAGGATCATCTCCTTGTCCATGACGATATAAGTCATAGAAATGGTTACGTCCCATAGGAGTACCAATGAATATTGCTCGTCCCTTTTGGTCAGCAAGTGCAGGACGTAGTATCTGTTCCCACACTTCAGGCTTCATGTCAGCATACTCGTCCATTACCAAGAACTTCAAGCTAACACCACGCATAGTCTCAGGACGGTCAGCACCTTTCAGAGCTATTGTTGTCCCATTCACTAACTTAATCTGTAAGTTATTTATATGACTACTTTTGATAACAGTGTGGCCTAACTCCATTAGAGTTTCCCACATGATATCACGCGCCTGTCCCTGAGTAGGGGCAACGTAAAATACGTGTCCTTTAGTTGCCTGTAGACCTTCAATTATTAAGGCCCACGCTGCTAACCTACTCTTACCACAACGCCGTCCTGCTGCAACTACCTTAAAGCGGTGCGG